CGACGATAATGTTGCGTACGACTCCTATAGTCATTTCGACTATGTATTCTCAAGGATAGATCACATGACTACGTCAATAGATCACACCTATCAAGGGAATACGCCTACTAGGCATGAGTACGGAGGGCTGAGAATGATGTGTTAGACACTACAACTATGTTGAGTGAGCAACCTATATGAGTAAGGGAGCAGTTTAACGACTTGCTCGGGTCAACAACGAATATTAATCCTTTCGAATAGTCAATTCCTCAAGATGAGATTTATAATTAAAATTCTCATTATTAAAAGCAAAAAGCTTATTAAGGAACTGAGGACTATCGAAATAGGGATTTTTAGGAATAGGCATAAGTCCTGGGAGAACAATTGATTCCCTGACTTCTGGAGCCTTACCTAATATCTCAACCCAAATATATGGAAAACTGAGAAGAGTGGAGGGACGACCCTCCTTAGTCATCGCATTACGAAAAGCGAACATGACTTTCTTATTAGGTGGATGTATAGTAACCAACGGAACCTCGCCTGGTAAAGAGCGAGTGTAGTTGATTGCTAAACGAGCATCACCAAGAACTTCTACAGTATCCATAATCTTGACTTCATTATCTCGAAGTGCAGAGATTCGAGGACGAACCTCGACCTGACTCCAATGATAGTATTGCGTTGACAGAATTTTCGACTTAATCGGATTAACCAGACCTACAAAAGGCTGAAACTTCTCATATTCACCTCCAAAGGGATGCATCGCCAACTTCTTAAGGAAGTAGCCAAATCTACGTTGAAAATACGTAAAATGGACTAAAGGCTGGACTGCAGGATTCAAATTGAATCCAAGACCTCCTAATACAGGAGAAATGAATAAATTAAAGTTGCCCTGGCAAGTTAATTCCGAAATTGCATGCTTATGATAATGCATGAAACGACGATGAGCTCGAGCTTTATCTTGCGATCCTTCGATCACAGGATTATAAAAGTCCCAAATAGGAGAGAGAGATTTAACTCTTATACCTCCCAGCTTTGACTGACCGGTAAGTAGACCAATATTAAAATATGGTACATCCTTCACAGTCTGAGTCTGAGCATTCCAGGAAAAGCCTTGAGAGTT